AGGCAACAGCATTGGTAGTAGTCTAGGTGGTTTATTTGAGGGCTTGCTGGGTGGCGGTGGTGCCACCAAAGGACAAAGCGCCAACAACCCAATGTATGTGTTGGATGTGTCAGGAGGCAGCCGAGGCGGCATGTTCAGTGGTGGTCAGGGCGGCACAGGAAATTCCACAGGTGGTGGCATATTTGACACCATTGGCAACATATTTTCTGGTGTTAAAAACACAGTGGGTTCAGTGTTTACAGGCATTGGAGATGCAGTAAGTGGTGTGGCCAAGAGTGTTGGCAGCATATTCAGTGGTGGCAGTTCTGGAGGCGGATTCTTTGACACCATTACCAGCGGCATCAGCAGTTTGTTTGGTGGATTCTTTGCCAATGGTGGATCAATACCAGCAGGCAAGTTTGGCATGGTAGGTGAGCGTGGACCAGAATTCATAGGTGGTCCAGCCAACATCACTCCCATGGGTGGCAGCACTACAGTCAACTACAACATCTCAGCTGTGGATGCCAGAAGTTTCCAACAACTGGTGGCACAAGACCCCAGTTTCATATATGCGGTCACCGAACAAGGTCGCAAGAGTTTTGCAGGAGCTAGATAATGAGCTTTCAATGGATCGTTAACCAGGCTGAAACACTCAGCCTAGACAAAAAGAAAATGATTGGACAGAGTGAAACACGCTCAGGTGTGGTTCGTGCTGTGAGTCGTGGTGACATGCCGGTGCGTATCACTGTTAAGTTGCCTGATGGACCGGCCTGGAGTGATTTGCTCAGCAATATTAATGCTGCCACTGCCTTGGATAGATATCAGACAGCTGTGATCAGCATACCTTATTCACTGTTTCCCTGGTACTACAACAACATCAATCCCGGCACAGATGAATCATACACAGTGTTGTGTGTGCAATTTCCTGAATGGACTATTTTTAGTCGCAACCAGGTATCCTGGTCAGGACCATTTGTGTTTCAGGAGTACCTGGCATAATGGCTGTTGATCTCTCAGGCTATCGTGCCATACAGCAGGCCAGTTATGTAAAATTAACAATTCCTGGCTATGCCACACTGTTGTTCAGCAATGACACACAGTCACGCACCATTGCCGGAGACACCTACACCAACATTGGTCAACTGCTCTCCATCAGTGACTTTACCACAGAGCTTCGTGCGCTGGAACAAGAAGTCAGCATAGGTATCAGTGGCATACCTGCAGGATCAATTGCGCAATTTCTAGATAACAACCCCAAGGGATCCACAATAGAAATAAGACAAGCACTGTTTGATCCCGCAACCAACGCCATACTCAACATTGCCGGCAATCCCATGCTGAAGTTCAAAGGCATAATCATGAACTTCAACACAGATGAAAACTGGGACAATGCCAGCAAAACACAAACATTCACCATTGTGCTGTTGGCCAGCAGTTTGATGAGTACCATAAACAAACGCATCAGTGGTCGCAGAACCAATGACACTGATCAACAGAAATTGTATCCTGGAGATGAAGCAATGAGTCGTGTGACCACAATCACCAAGGCTCAGTTCCAGTTTGGTAAACCAGGAGGTGCCACAGTATGAGTTTTATAGATGATATCATTGGTGTAGGCAAAAGCATCCTGGGAGCAGGTGGGGGTCTAGGTGGCAACATACTCAAAAGTGTGGTCACAGGCTATGCCCTAAACAAACTTACCAAAAGCATCAACAAAGACAGCGAACCTGCACAGAGTGAAGACAAAGGTGTCACAGTAAGTGTGAGTGCCAATGCCGAAAACAAAATACCTGTGTTGTATGGTCGTGCTGTGACAGGTGGACAACTGGTGGATGTGCGCATGAGCAACAGCAACAACACCATTCACTATGTGTATTGTCTAAGTGAAGTCACAGGCACCAAGCTCAGCAACAACCTGGCCAGCGTGATCACCTTCAACAACATCTACTGGAGTGGTTACAAGATCAACTTCCAAGGAGATGGTATCACCCTGGCCAGCCTGGAAGACCTACAGGGCAATCTCAGAACCAATTGGGCAGGATCAGTAAAAGTCTGGTGCTACAACAATGGCAGCAACAGTGGCATTGTACCACAGGGCTACTCAGGCACAGTGCCTCCGGCCTGGACCGTGGTTCCTGGTTGGACTGCCAGCTGGCAAATGAGCAACTTGGTGTTTGTTGTGATACAGGTTGACTATGTTCGTAAATATAACCTGGTGGGCATTGGTGACATGACATTTGACATACAAAACACCATGCAGTTGCCTGGCGATGTACTGTACGACATTTCCACTAACACAAGGTACGGTGCTGCCATTCCAGATGGCAGTATCAACAAATATTGATATGAACAGTTTTCAAGACCTTAACCTCTTCAGCAACACCAGTGTGAACTATGGCAGTTACACTTCGTATGCCATTGCATTTGGCAACAGCGCCGGCAATACTTCACAGGCCGAATATCAAGGTGCGGCATTTTTGATTCCCAAACAAGTTGCACTCACAACATTCACAGATCCCATCAAGGACCTGTTGTTGAACATTAGTGCTGTGCCTGGCAACAGTATTATTGCGCCTGTGTATCTTGGTTCCAATCCCAATGTGGCAGTGTTCACACAAGGAACAGGACAGTACAGCGTGATTGGTGTGCGCAGTGTGTCTGACTACAATGAACTGTTTGGTAATCTTTATGTAGACACACCTGACACTTCGCTAACACCATTTGTGCTCACAGCCAATGTAAATGATCAGTTTGGTAACACACGCTCCTGGACCAGCAATGTCACATTGACAGTGAATCCAGGCTTTACCATCACAGGTAACCTGACCTATGATGAAGATACACGCCGAGGAATCACCAATATTACCCTGCAAGATCCAGGTGGTAATGCAACTCCCAGTTACAATCTCACATTCAGCACTGCCAATGCCAATGTGGGTATGATGCAGTATGATTCGGGTGTGGTAACAGATGCAGCCAATGTGGTCATAACCAAACAAATAGCACGCAGTGCATTGCAAGTGCAAATTGATTCTGGCTTTTTCAAATTCGTTCCTGCCGCAGACTACACCGGCAACACACAGGTACAGTATGTGCAACAACGATCTGATGATGGTCGTACCTGGGTTGGCAACATCAATCTCAACATTGGTAACACGCACTCAGACTACGCAGTGCCGGCCAACATCAGTTATGACCAGAATAAATTGGCCAACATTACTACCATCTCTATCACTGATTTGAGACCCAACAACATTGATGCCAACATCCAATATGTCAGCACTGTGGCTAGTGGCAACACCGAAGTGGGCTACCTGCGTTACCTGGGTGTTGATTACAGCACACTCACCATTGGTCCAGATACCAAGACCAATGTAAACTCAGCCCTGGCCAATGTTAAATTTGTATCCGGTGCTGATTATTCTGGTAACTCTAATACCACCATCACTTATTCACAGCTACAGAGCACCAACAATGTGCAACAGGCCACCAATGTGGCTATTCCTGTACGACTGGGCAATCTTGCTCCGGCATTCTACAGCCTGGGCGGCAACATCACCATTGCGGAAAACAACCTGGGCAATCTAGGAACATTCAGCATCAATGATATCCGTCCCAACAATGTTGATGCCAACATACAGTATGAAATAACTTTCACTGACACTGGCACAGGTAATCTTGTGTACGCTAATACTGCATCAAATCCCTTGGTGTTGACAGGTACCAAGACATCATTGAATACAGCAATGACCACGCCCAACATCCAGTACAGACCAGCCTTGGACTTTGATGGCAGCACAACCATTCGTTATCAACAACGACAACTGACTGACGACATTATCCAGGCCAATGTGGTGGGCAGTACTGTGACAGTGACCAATGTGACTCCTTACAGTTTGCCCAGCGGCAACATATATTTCTATCAAGGCACAGCTGGAGACTTGCTGACAGGCTTGGCTGTGACTGACAATGCTGGAAATGCCTATACAGGTACAACTTACACTGTGACAGTTGCGGCACAAGATTCTACCAAGTTACAGGTGAGCTATCTTGGCAATGTGGCCAACAGTCACTCCTGGACAGGTACCAAGACTGAAGTTAATGCCATCCTGGCCAATGTTAGACCCATGCCGGTCACAGACTTTATGTCCAATGATAGCTTGAATTATTCACAGATTCGAACCATACCGGGAGTGGGCAATGTCACACAGGCCAATGCTGTTGGTATTACAGTGCTGGGCATTGCCACCGATCTCAGTCGAGTGGTCAAGAACTATCAAGGCAATGCCAGTACCAAAGTCTTGGAAAATATTGGACTTGTCACACAAGGCTACAGCGGAAGCAATGCTTTCTTATATCTAAGCAGTGCCACTGGATTCTTTAGATTGGGAGATACAAATTATCCTAGTGGAATAACCATTGGTCCCACCAACATTGCTTCAATTAGAAATAACTTGAACAATGACATATACTATGTGCCACCTGCAGGTGCATCAGCTAACACTACTTACAACATCCGAATTGATCGCAATGGTGCCAATGTGATCAACTACACTGGTAACTTGACATTCACTGGCAATGCTTCGTATTCAAGACTTAACACATTCACTTCAGAAACAGGAACTTTTAATTTGTCATATGATGAAATAAGATTTGGCACTGTGAGTCTGTTAATAGTAGCATCTGGTGCAGGTGGTTGGGGCCAACAGTGGGGGCAAACAAATCCTGCGCCTGGCGGCGGCGGCGGCGCTATTAATCAAATTCCAACTATAGCTTCATATGCCAATGTAGTGCCTGGATCCTATGAGTATTATGTTGGTAGAGGCGGCGATGCCGGCACCGGTAGTACAACTCCACCAACAGAGGGTTATGAGTCATTTGTTCGCACTCCCAATGGGTGGACGCTCGATCTCGCGCTTCGTGGTAAGATAGGTAACCTTGTAACAGGTGCAGGTGGCTTGGGTGGTTCACCTAATGGTGGCCAGGGAGGCAACAGCATCACAGGCAATGCGTCCGGACAAGGTGGAGTGTTTAGCACATTGAGCGGAGCCAATCTATCTTATGGTGGTGGTGGTGCGGCTGGCCGTGCACAATCAGGCTCAGTTCCCACACCTTATGCTGGCTACAGTACCAGTGGTGGAACAGGCGGGGCTGCCCGGTCAGACGCCATTTATAACTACCCTGGTAATGTAATATTTGCCACAGACGGAGTTCGTGGTGGTGGTGGTGGCGGTGCTGGTGTTGGACAATTTGGCCCACCATTTACCCAGGTGCCTGGCGGCCATGGCGGCGATGGTATAATTATTTTAAAGGTCTCGTAAATGCCTACATTAGACGCAAGATACACAATCAATGGCCTAATCGACACAGCTCAACCCGTGTTTGACAACATGGAAAGCATAACCAACAGTTGTGCCACATGGTTGAGTTACAACAATCTCACAGGACAATGGTCAGTGGTGATCAACCAGATCACTGCTCCCACCATCAGCTTTGATGATGACACCATTGTGGGTGAAATCAACATGAGCACCACCAGTCTTGATGGATTTTACAACGAATGCGAAGTAAGATTTCACAACATTGATCTGCGTGACAAAGAAGACTATGTGTTGTTGACCATTCCTGACAACCAACGCTATCCTAATGAGCCTACAAATCGCATGATTATAAATGCGCCCATGGTGAACAATCAGATACAGGCACAGCTCTTGGGCTTGATTGAACTTAAACAAAGTCGCTTGGACCAGATCATAAAGTTTAGTACCGACTTCAGTTACATCAACATTGATGCTGGCACTGTGATTTCTGTAACTAATTCAGTGTATGGATGGACCAATAAACTATTTCGTGTGCTTGAACTGGCTGAACGAGATGATGGCAGAACCATTTTGATTGACATCACAGCACAGGAATACAGCGACAGCATCTACGATGATTCTGACTTGTTCTTGTAC